TGATATTCAGAAAAAGGCTGCCGAGCTGGAATTGAAGCGCGAGCAGATGGTCAGAGATGACGATTATCGAAGAGATCAATTGGCGCAGGACTTAATGCTCAAAAAATATGAACTTGAGTTAAAGTACGGCGCACAGATTAGCACTGCTGAGATTGACGCCCAGCAGTCTATGGACAGAGAGGCAATGCAACAGCAGACGGCTCTTGTGCAGCAGGCGGTTCAAGCCGCCAGCCAAGTACAGGCGCCGCCAGTTGAGCAATTGCCACCCATCAACCTTAGTGGAATGGTTCAATGAACGAAGAACAGGTAAGAAAAGGTCTGAAGTCCTCGCAGTTTATGCAGGACGAGGTATTTGCAACGGCCTTAGAAAAGATGCGCGGTGATTTACTTTGGGAGTTTGAGAACAGCAAACCCGAAGAGGCTCCAAAACGTGAAATTGTGTGGGCGCAGTTGCGTGCCATAGAGAATTTCAAAAATGAGCTGTCAAAAATGATCGACAACGGCAAGGTGGCGCAACGCGCCATTGAGCGTGCATCTAAGAATATTGCTTAAATAGGGAAATAGACCATGCAGACAGTAGCACCAACGCCAGCAGGCAGTGCAGTTCAAGGTCCAATGAATATGGCTGAAGCAGCCAATGCACTTGAGGGATTGCTGCCCGATGAGGGACAACAGGAAGACCGCGAGGCGCAGTTGCCCGATGAGGGCGCGGCGGTAGACGAGGAATTATTGGCAGATGCAAACGCGGCTGATGATGAAACAGATACCGAACAATCCGAGTTAGGTGAAGACACCGAGGAGCAAGAACAGCCACAAGTCTTCTCCGTCAAAGTTGACGGCAAAGAAGTCGAAGTGACGCTGGACGAACTTCAAAAGGGATATTCACGAACACAGGATTACACGCGCAAAACGCAGCAAATCGCCGAGGTGCGAAAGCACGCAGAGGCAGAGTTGCAGGCAGTGCGTGCCGAGCGTGAGCAATACGCTCAGTTACTGAGTGCGTTGGAAGCACAAGTTCAGCAAGTGGCGCAGCCAAACATTGATTGGGATCGTCTTTATAACGAAGACCCCATCGAATGGGTACGGCAGCGCGAGGTGATGCGAGACAACCAAGACAAGGCGGCGGCTATTCAAAGTGAACAGCAGCGCCTTAATCAGTTGTCTCAGCAAGAGCAAGCACAGTTCATGCAACAGAAATTGCAGCATGAGCAAGAGGCTTTATTGGCGGCCATTCCTGATTGGAAAGACGCTAAGAAAGCTCAAGCTGAAAAGGCTTTGCTTGTTGAGTTCGGTCAAAAGATCGGATTCACACCAGACGAGCTGAAGAGTGTGGTGGATCACAGGGCGGTCTTGATGCTGCGTAAGGCGGCACTCTACGATCAAATGATGTCGAAAAGAGGCAACATTAAGCCAGTGACCAACAACGGCCCTCGACCTGCCAAGCCTGGTGCAGCAGGGCGAGTCTCAAATTCAACTGAGTCAGTTCGCGCACAACAGCGCGTAGCGAAAACTGGCCGTGTCGATGACGCGGCTAATGCAATCTTTCAACTTTTGAAATAAGGAATAAATCATGACTATCGTAAGTAACACGTTCACCACATACTCTGCAAAGGGTATCCGTGAAGACTTGAGCAATGTGATCACAAACATTGCACCAGAAGAAACCCCTTACCAATCCAACATTGGCCGCGAAACTATTTCAAACACCTTGTTTGAATGGCAGACCGACACATTGGCAGATGCAGCTGCTAACGCACAGCTTGAGGGTGATGACGTTGGCACTTTTGACGCCGTTGTCGCAACTGTTCGTTTGACCAACTACGCTCAGATTTCACGCAAGACTATTGTCTTGTCGAACACTGAAGAAGTTGTCAACAAAGCAGGACGCCGTTCTGAGTTGGCCTATCAGATCGCCAAGCGCGGTTCTGAGCTAAAGCGCGACCAAGAATTCATCATGTTGAATGGCGGTATTGCTGTTGCTGGTAACACCACCACAGCTCGCGTGACTGCATCTTTGGGCGCGTTTGTCAAGACAAACACCGACAAGCAGACCAACGGCACTGACCCCAGCTACACCACACTGCCTAACTCAGCTCGCACTGACGGCAACGTGCGTACTTTCACTGAAACCATTCTCAAGAATGTGATTCAAAAAGTATGGTCTGCTGGCGGCAATCCAAAGATTCTGATGTGCGGTCCTGTCAACAAGCAGCGCGTGTCCGGTTTCTCTGGCATTGCATCTTCACGTTTCAACATCAACGGCGGTGACAAGCCTGCTGTGTTGATCGGTGCAGTTGACATCTACGTCAGCGACTTTGGTAACGTGGCCGTTATCGCAAACCGCTTCCAGCGCGAGCGTGACGCTTGGGTGATCGATCCTGAGTACGCAAAGATGACTGTGCTGCGTCCTTACCAACAAGTTGAGTTGGCAAAGACTGGTGATGCTGAGAAGCGTATGCTCTTGATCGAATTCGGACATAAGGTGTCAGCAGAAAACGCTCATGGTCTGGCAGCAGACTTGATCACTTCTTAATCAACTAAGAGGAAAAAGGGGAGGAGAAATCCTCCCCTTACTTATATGGAAAAACGATTTTTTGATGCAAGCCCCGACAAAGGGATCACTCGCACTTGGCACTATAACGAAGACACTGATGAGGCAACGATTCAGACAACGCAGGACATGACTGCCGTCATTGAGGCCAACAAGCGCGACTTTGCTATGACTGACAACAAGGCGAACTGGAAAGGCGAATGGCATCACGTTGCCAGTATTCCTGAGTCGGTTTACTTTCAGTTGAAAGCAGAGGGCAAGTTGGATGACGAGGCTTACATGAAAAAATGGTTGAATGATCCAGACAATAGGTTCTTTAGAGTGAGGCCAGGCGGCGTATGAACTACGTTGCCGTATGCACACCAGCGCGGGACATGGTCCACACCAACTACACCTATTGCATGGTCAATATGGTGGCGTACCACACACTTAACACCACTGACGCCGTCAGCCTCAAGATACTGCAAGGCACACTAATTCAGAATCAGCGTGCTGACCTATGCCTTGACGCGATGCGTGAGGGATGCAGCCACATTCTGTTTATTGACTCTGACATGACGTTTCCACAGGACATGATCCAACGACTGCTGGCGCATGATGTGGACATTGTGGCGGCCAACTGCGCTCGCAGGCGTATGCCAACAGGACCCACCGCGCAGAATTATGACGAGAATGGCAAGCGCAAGCCTGTCTATACGATGCCCGAATCGTCAGGCTTAGAAGAGATCGGCTCGGTTGGCACTGGCATCATGCTGATCAAGCGTAATGTCTTTGAGGGTATGACAGAGCCATGGTTTGATATGCCTTGGCAGACAGGCACTCGCGGCTACATGGGAGAAGATGTCTTCTTTTGTAAAAAGGCGCAGGAGCTGGGCTTTAAAGTGTATATTGACCATGATGTCTCGAAAGAGATTGGACACATTGGCACGTTTGAATTTAGACACGATCACACTTGGATCGTCAAAGAAGAGATGGAAAAAGAGGCAGTCTGATGGCACTTACAACATATGCAGAGCTGAAGACCTCGGTTGGAGATTGGCTCAACCGCACTGATTTGGCGACTGCCATTTCAGACTTTGTCAGCTTGGCCGAGGCTCAGATTGAGCGACAGTTACGTACACGCCAAATGATTGTGCGTGCCAATGCTTCATTTGCGGCGGCGGCTGAGTACGGCACAGTGCCTGACGATTTCTTAGAAACCAAGTCTATTAAATTAGACACCAACCCAATTACATATTTGTCATTCCAGACAATTGATGCCATGGATCAGTTGTCCAATACGACTTATTTGTCATCAGGCAAGCCACTGTATTTCAGCGTGGTGGGAAGTCAATTCAGACTGTTACCAATACCTGATGGTGCATACACTGCCGAGCTGGTCTACTACGCAAAGTTGGCTAAGTTATCAAATACAAACACCACCAACTGGCTGCTGACTCAAGCGCCTGATGTCTACTTGTATGGCTCACTTTTACAGGCTGCGCCATACCTCCAAGACGATGCGAGAATCTCTGTATGGTCATCGCTGTATCAGGCAGGACTAGAACAATTGCAGATTGCAGATGATCGGGGTTCTACATCAGGCGGCGCGATCTTGGCCAGAGCAAGGACATTTGGATGATAGTTAACACCACCAAGGGCGAGATGGATGACTCATTGCTGGAGAAGCGTGAGGGTTCAATTGATACCGATACCGAGACAACGAGCTGGGTAGAGTATTGGCTTGCTGGTGAGATGGTGCATCGATCTGTCAACATGGCGCTCAAGCGCGGTGTCTTTGCTGATGGCATCAGTCAAACAATTTAAAGGATAAATCATGGCCAATACGCAAGCAATGTGTACAAGTTTCAAGGGTGAGCTGCTTGTCGGCCACCATAACTTTGGCACTGGCGTTGTCCGAGGCGCCACCACAGCAGACACTTTCAAGGCTGCCTTGTACTTGGCAACTGCCACTGTCAATGCGGCCACCACAGCCTACAGCGCCACAAACGAGGTGTCAGGCTCTGGCTACACCGCAGGCGGCGCCACAGTGACATTTGGCACACCTCCAAGCACCAGTGGCACTACGGCGTTTGTGACGCCCAGCGCCAGCATTACTTACTCTAGTGTGACTTTGGCAACTGCCTTTGACGCGGTCCTGATCTATAACTCAACTCAGTCAAACAAGTCGGTTAGCGTGCATACGTTCGGTTCACAGACAGTGACTGCCGGCACGTTCACGCTGACTATGCCTGTCAATGATGCAAGCACTGGATTGATTCGATTGGCATAGCCATGAAGATTGACTTTTCTTTTTCATCTGTATACGGCACATTTTCAGATGCTTTGCATTTGGAAGACGATCATGCGTTCACAGATGCTGAGATTGAAGCCATGAAACAGCAGAGGTTTGATAACTGGATTGCTGTAATTACTGCGCCTCCTGTTGAAGAAACTCCTATTGAGGAGGTCTAATGGCTGATCGCTATTGGATTCTCGGCACAGGGACTTGGGATAGCACCAATACAGTTAATTGGTCTGCCTCATCAGGTGGTTCTGGCGGTGCATCTGTGCCTACTGCGGCAGACAATGTATTTTTTGACGCAAACTCAAATGTATTAGCTACTGCATTTACAGTCACGATGGCAAATTCGCCAAGGGTCTGTAATGACTTTACAGCGTCAGGTCTTGATGGAACGATGACCCTTGCTGGTTCTAGTATTGGATTGACAGTATCGGGCAGTCTTACATTTCAAGCCACAAACTTTACTCGCACCTATTCAGGCACAACCACATTTAACGCTACAACAACTGGTAAAACTGTAACAACTAATGGCGTTGGATTTGGTGCGGCAGTTACTTTTGATGGCATTGGTGGTGGTTGGACACTTGGTAGTGCTGTAACTGTTAGTGGAACGCTTGGAGTTACTAATGGAACTTTTGATACTTCATCATCAGGAAATTATGCTGTAACTGCTATTGCTTTATCTTCCAGCAATTCAAACGTAAGAACAATAAATTTAAATGCGTCAACTACTACATTTAGTTCAAATAATTTTGCATGGTTTATGATAACCAGCACTAATGCAACATTAAATGCTGGAACATCAACAATTAATCTTTCTAGCGCAAGTGTTATATTTTCTGGTGGTGGGTTAACGTATTACAACGTAGCATTTACATCTGTCTCACTAGCTTCACCATCAATCACAGGCGCAAATACATTTAATAATTTAACAATTACTGGTAGAACAACTGTTGGTATTGGCGTGTTAAGTCTTAGCGCAAACCAAACAATTAACGGAACACTTACAGTAAGTGCGAGTACTGCTTCTGCATTTCGCATATTTATTGCATCTAACACTCTTGGCACTACACGCACATTAACTTGTGCGGCAGTATCTTTAACTGATACCGATTTTAGAGATATAACTATTGCAGGTGCGGCTTCCCCTGCGTCAGGGACAAGACTTGGGGATTGCAAAGGCAACAGCGGCATTACTTTTAATGCGGCTAAAACTGTGTTTTATCGGCAAACAGGTTCTGCTGATTGGGGTGCTACAGGCTCAGGCTCTTGGTCTGCTACATCAGGTGGTGCATTAGACGCAACTCAGTTTCCATTAGCACAAGATACTGCTGTCTTTCCTGCGGCAACCTACCCTGCATCAGGTTCAACAACAACTATTAATGCCGCTTATCAAATTGGCACAATAGATATGTCGTTGAGAACGTCAAACACTATGACGTTGGCAACACAAGCAAATCAATTAGGAATTTATGGCAATTGGATAAATGGCACGGGAATAACAATTTCAGGTACAGGAACTATTTTTTTTGTAGGGCGCACTACACAACAAATTACAAGTTCTGCAAAAACATTTACTCAACCTATTACAATTATCAGTCCAAGTGGTTCGGTTACTTTGCAAGATGCTTTGACAACAGGCACAGGTGTAGCAACAACATTAACTAGTGGCACATTAGATTTAAATGGCTTTACATATACTGTTGGAACTTCTTTTACAACCGCCACAGGCACAAAAAATTTAACTTTTAATGGTGGAACATTAGTCTGCCCAACAGCCTCAACAACTGCATTTAATAACGCCGCACCAACAGGATTTACTACAACAGCAGGAACAGGCACAGGCACAATCTCCATGACTGCCGCTACTGCCAAGACATTTGTAGGTGGTGGTTCTACGTTTAACTGCACACTAAACCAAGGTGGCGCTGGTGCATTGACCATCACAGGCTCAAACACATTTAGCAACATTACCAATACTTATAAAACCACTGGTGCAACGTCTATCCTGTTTACGGCGGCAACAACTAGCACATTTGCCGATTGGAATGCCAGTGGAGAATCCACAAGACTTTTAACCATTGGCTCAGTAACGGCGGCAAGCCATACGTTATCCAAGGCAAGCGGTACTGTGGATTCAGACTTTTTGTCTATCAGTAGGTCTACAGCCACAGGTGGGGCGGCATGGTACGCAGGCGCAAATTCTACTGATGGTGGGAACAATACAGGATGGTCATTTGCGGCAGCACCGGCTGCATCATCAGGCTACCCTTATGGTTCGGGTCATTATGGAATTGGACCCTATAACATTGGAAATTTAGTCATTTCTGGCAATGTCAGCACTGGCGCTGTTGGTACACTGCTGGCTGACAGATCAATTCAAGAAGATGGGACGATTGCCACTGGTAATGTCGGCACTGTCGGATTAACTGTATCTGTTGACATTACAGGCAATGCAGCCACTGGCGCTGTCAACTCAGTCCTAGTCTCACCAATCATCACCGGCAACGCCGCAACTGGTGCTGTTGGCACTATGGGCGCAGAGGTTATAACATTTCAAGCCATTACTGGAGTAAATGGCACAGGAGCTGTAGACAGCGTATCAAATGTCATATCCATAGGGATAATTGGCGTTGAATCTATTGGCGCTGTTGGCACAATGATCGGGTATGGTTGGGGATCTATACCAAACACATCCGAGAGCTGGACATCAATTTCAGACACATCAGAAAGTTGGACTGATTTGTCGGACAATTCAATCACTTGGCAAGAGGCCGCGTAAAGGGGATTAAAGAATGGCAGATACCACCACCACCAACCTATTGTTGACGAAGCCAGAGGTAGGTGCGTCAACCGATACCTGGGGAACTAAAGTTAATACTGACCTAGATTTGGTGGACGCATTGTTTGCGGCTGCCGGTACAGGCACATCAGTTGGCTTGAACATTGGATCGGGTAAGACATTGACTGTTGCTGGTACTGCTGTAATTAGCGGAACATTAACAGCGGCGGCAGGCTCTGCGGCTGCGCCAACAATCACAGCAACAGGCGACACAAACACAGGTATCTTCTTCCCTGCCGCTGACACCATTGCTTTTACTGAAGGCGGTGCGGAGGCTATGCGGATTGACTCTAGTGCCAATCTGCAATTTAACTCAGGCTATGGTTCTGTTGCTATTGCTTATGGCTGTCGTGCTTGGGTGAACTTTAATGGTGCTGGAGCATTAACTGGAACTTACAGTCAGTCAGCATTTGCCATTACTGTTAGTGTTACTAGTCATGGACTTATTCAAGGACAAACTGTTAACATAACATTTCAAACTGGAACCGCATCCCAAGAAGCATTTACAGTAACTTCTGTTACTAATGCCAATCAGTTTGTGGTTACTTCTGTTACATCAAGAACAACAAGCGGCAACTGCACTTTAGCAACAATTATTCGTGCAAGTGGCAATGTGTCAAGTGTTACTGATAATGGCACAGGGGATTACACAGTTAACTTTACTACTTCAATGCCCGATGCAAACTATTCAACAGTTGGCTTGACAGTTGGTCAAGCAAGTCAAGTTGCTAGACAAGCGTGTATTGCACCCTCTGGCTCACTTACAGGTTCTGTGCAAATACTTACAGGAAGCACTGCTGATGGATCCTTAATTGAGTTAAATACAGTCTGTGTTTCAGTTTTTAGATAGAGGACAACCATGAACTCAAGAATCATTTACCCAACAGACGATGGCGTAGCAGTCATCATTCCAGCCGTTGAGTGCGGTTTAACCATTGAGGAAATTGCCGCCAAGGATGTTCCTGCTGGTAAGCCATTCAAGATTGTGGATGTAGCTGACATTCCATCAGACAGAACATTTCGTAACGCATGGGAATATTCAGAATGATTACCATCAACATAACTAAAGCAAAGAACATAGCCCATGATGCTAGACGCACAGCACGATCTGCTGAGTTTGCGCCTTTGGATATTAAGGCAACGATTCCATCTGAAGCAATAGCGGCAGAAGCTGCTCGTCAAGTTGTGCGTGACAAATACGCCGCCATGCAAACGGCCATTGATGCGGCAACTACCACTGACCAAATCAAGGTCACAATGCCATGAGTGACTCCATTGAAAAGGAGTTCGCCGTCCACCAAGCGATCTGCGATGAGAGATATAAATCTATCGAAGAAAAGTTGGAGAGTGGCAAGGGCAGGATGCAGAAGATTGAGATTCAGCTCTATATCGTCATTGCCGCCATCTTGTTTGGACCAGGCGTGGCCGCCGACATCGTGAAGAAACTATTGGGGATGTAACGATGTGGACCCCATCAGCCTCCTATTCGCTGCAAACGCCTGCGTGGCTGGTATTACAGAGCTTTGCTCAATGTACCGCGATGCCAAGACAAATTTTCTTGAAGTCAAAAGCACAGTTGAAGAAGTTATTGGGGACGCCAAGGCTGCTAAATCTTGGTGGCAAAAGCTGTTTGGTTCAGCGCCAGCCGCAAGCACAAAGCCTGTGGCAAAGAAGAGAGAAAAGTTTGTTGCCTACAACGAGACACAAGCGCTGGCCGACATCATTAAGCAACTCAGTAAATTCTGGAGCCTGCAAGACCAGTTAACTGAATATCTGCGAGTTGAGGAAGAGAAGGCCAAGGTCTACGATCCCAGCGTCAGCAACGCACAGATGATGGAAAGCGCGATGAATCGCGTGATGTGTAGGCAGCAGATGGAGGAACTCTCAACAACCATTAGGGAGATCATGGTGTACCAAACTCCTGGCCTTGCTGATCTGTATTCAAAGACCTATGAAATGCGAGAAGTCATCACGGAGGAACAGGAAAAAGCTAGACTAAAAGAGGAAGCAAAAAATAGGCAGGAGTTATGGCAACGCAGGGAAGAGGAAAGAAACTTCCAGCTAAAAGTAGCGTACCTAGTAGCGACTACTATATTCCTCCTGTACCTGTGGCTGTGGCTCCTGTTCGTGAATCGGTATGGGAAGACATAGTGGGCTGGATCGCGGCTGTAATTCTCGTAGGGCTGATGATCCCGATGGCAGCCATTTTGTATATGGATATCTTGCAAGTAAAGAATGATGTCAAGCAACAGCTTGAAAAAGTCGAAAAGTTAAGGCGGCAGATTGAGGCTCAACAGCGAAAGGATAAGGACAAATGAACGTGTATGAGATTTGGATTCTGTCGGTCTTGCTGGTGGTGCTGACTGGCTGCGATGATCGCTACCGCTACCCATGCCAAGATCCATTGAATTGGCAAAATGCCGAATGCAAGCCACCAATTTGTACAGCGTCAGGCACTTGTCCTGAGATGCTAGTTAAAACCGAGGAGAAGAAGTAATGGCAACCATTGGATATAAACCTAGTAACCGGCTGAGTGCTGACGAGATTGAAGTCAGAGTATGGGCATTCGTTATCGTGGTCTTGGTGAGCATTCTGCTGGCCTCCATGGGTATGTTTCTCTACTCAGTATCATTCGTTCAACAACCAATGAACGGCCAAATGGCGGCCATAGACCGCGTATATACCCAACAGATATCGACCATTATGGTCTTCATCACTGGGGTACTTGGTGGTGTAGCTGGACGCTCTGGTGTCAAAGCAATTGCCAACGCAAGCGCCAAGGCAGAGGCCAACGACAATGAGCCACCAGCACCATGAGTCTGTTTAACCCTTGGGTGATCCTCGGCATACTGATGGCGGTACTGTCATCATTTGGCGGTGGATACTTCAAGGGTGAGCATGACGAGTACACGCGACAGCAAGTCGAGATTGCTGCGCTGAACGCCAAGGCGAGGGAGACTGAGCAGGCAATGGCGCAAGTGGTACAGAGTTATGGTCAGACATTACGAAAGGCGAACAATGTTGCAAAGGCTAAAGAAGACAAGCTACGCGCTGATATTGCTACTGGCGAGCGCAGGCTGTTCATTCCTGTCAAAGCCCCCGAGTGCGCCGTATCAGCCACCAGTGATACCGCCACTGCCAGCGGAGATAACAGCGGAACAGCATCAGCCGAACTTGACCGAAAGACTGCTGACGATCTTGTCGCCATCGCAGCCGAGGGAGACACCGCCATCCGCAAGCTCAACGCCTGCATCCAAACCTACGAAACCATGAGGACTACAAAATGAACTTATCACCAAGTTTTACTTTAGAAGAGTTGACGCATACCGATCACCGCGAGTTTGACAATACGCCAAATGAAGATGAATTAGCCAACCTGTATCGTTTGGCTGAATTTTTAGAGGGCGTAAAGAAAGTGCTTGGCGGTAAACCGATCATTGTCAATAGTGCATTTAGGTGTGCCGAGGTAAACAAGGCAGTGGGTTCAAGCGACAAATCACAGCATCGCCGTGGTTGCGCTGCCGATATACGAGTGCCAGGCATGACGCCAGATGAAGTAGTCAGAGCAATCATTGGCTCTGATTTGGAATACGACCAAGTCATCCGCGAATTTGATCGCTGGACTCATGTCAGTATTCCAAATACTGAGGATGCCGATCCTCGCGCCATGGCGCTGATAATTGACAAAACAGGCACAAGAGCGTTTGCATAATGGCACTAAACCTTGGTCAGCAGATAACGACACCAGCGCAGCCAAACCTTGGCTCGCCTGCGCCTGCCTATGACCAAGGATTTTTCGGTACTTCATTTGGCGGCTTGAATGTCTACTTCTCCAAGCTGACGGCTATCTTTGCAACGATCCTCGGACCGCGTGGTGGTAAGTACATCAACAACCCATATGGCGCGTTTCAAGACGGCACAGATCAAGTGGCTGCCAATACGACAACGGCTTATGCCATCACCTTTGACACTACCGACTTCAGCAATGGTGTCACCTTGTCGAATTCGTCAAGACTCAATGTGTCTCAGGCTGGCATCTACAACATCCAATTCAGCATCCAGTTGACCAATTCCACCAATGCATCTCAAGATGTGGATGTGTGGTTTCGTAAAAACGGCACAAACATTGACAAGTCAAACAGCAGATTTGGCTTTGCGCCAAGGAAAGGTGTCGGCGACCCATATCACATTGTTGCCGCGCTTAACTTCTTTGTCAGTTTGGCGGCCAATGATTATGTGGAGATTATGTGGCGGCCAACAGATGTTGGTGTCAGTATTGAACACTATGCAGCCAGCAGCTCACCGACTAGGCCAGTAGTGCCATCAGTCATTGCCACACTTTCTTTTGTGTCCAATTTGTCTACAGAAACCGCATAATTGACCTATGGCACTCATTCCTCTAAAGATTCCACCAGGTGTGTACCGGAACGGCACTGAATACCAGTCTGCTGGCCGATGGTTTGACGCCAACTTGGTACGTTGGTTTGAGAACACACTCAGACCCATTGGCGGCTGGCGCAAGCGCTCCAGCAGTCAGATGACAGGATCGTGTCGAGCTTTAATTACTTGGCGGGATAACAGCGGAGATCGATGGATCGCTGCTGGCACACACTCCAAGCTCTACGCCATGAATGAGGCAGGCACGCTCAAGGACATCACGCCAACAAGTTTCACAGCAGGCACAGCTAGTGCCGCCATCAATACTGGCTATGGGGCAAACTTCTATGGATATTATGCGTATGGCGTAGCGCGTCCTGATACTGGAACAACGACACCAGCAACGACTTGGAGCTTGGACACTTGGGGCGAATACTTGATTGGATGCTCTAATGCTGATGGCAAACTCTACGAGTGGCAGTTGGGATTTACAACGCCAACGCTGGCTGCGGCCATCACCAACGCGCCAACAGGATGTCAGGCTTTAATGTCCACCGCCGAGCGATTTATCTTTGCCTTGGGTGCGTCTAGCAACCCTAGATTGGTGAAGTGGTGTGACCAAGAAAACGATACTGTATGGACGGCAGCCGCCACAAATCAGGCGGGTGACTTTGAGTTGCAGACAGTTGGCTCATTGAAAGCAGGCAAAAGGGTGCGCGGCATCAATTTGCTGTTTACAGATGTTGATGTGCATACCGCCAGCTATGTCGGACTGCCATACGTCTATGCTTTTGAAAAGGCTGGATCAGGTTGCGGATTGATTTCATCTCAGGCTGTAGCGGCCATCGACACTGCCGCGATGTGGATGTCTACATCAGGCTTTTGGTTATTTGACGGCTATGTCAAGCCTTTGCCTTGCGATGTCTCTGATTATGTGTTTCAGAACATGAACTACAACCAAGTCAGCAAGGTGTACGCCGTACACAATAGCAAGTATGGCGAGATATGGTGGTTTTACCCATCCAGCGCCAGCAACGAAGTTGACTCCTATGTCATCTACAACTACCGCGAATCGCACTGGAATATAGGCTTACTATCTCGCACAGCAGGCACTGACCGAGGTGTGTACTTGAATCCTCTGATGGTGTCATCTGACGGCTACATTTATGAGCATGAGGTTGGCTTTGACTATGACTCAGGCTCTGTCTATGCCGAGTCAGGACCATACGAGATTGGCGTTGGCGAAAACATCATGTCGGTGCGTCAGGTGATCCCCGATGAGCAAACGCTTGGCGAGGTACAGATCAGCTTCAAGTCGCGGATGTACCCGACATCAACAGAAACAAGTCATGGTCCATATCCAGCGGCGCAGCCAACCGATGTGCGGTTTGCTGGTCGTCAGGTAAAAGTCAAGTACACAGGCGCAGTTTTGGAAGATTGGCGCGTTGGCGTGAATCGATTTGATGTCGTGGCGATGGGTAAGCGTTGACAGACGAAGAGGATTTGCAGAGACTGCGCCATCACGTTGAGGCGGCACTAGAATACTCTGGTGGAACTCATGGAATTGAGGACATTGCAGAGGGACTCAAAAAAGGCAGATTTCAACTGTGGCCTGCTGATAACTCTGTGATAGTGACTGAGATCATTGTCTACCCGCGACTCAAGAATTTGCATTTCTTTCTTGCTGGCGGCGACCTAGATGAACTCCGATTGATGCAACCTTTGGTGGAATCATGGGGTGAGAGTATGGGTTGCACGCGAGTGTCTTTGGCTGGCCGTAAGGGTTGGGAAAAGACATTCTTAAAGGACAGGGGTTACAAGCCAAAGTGGTTTGTACTTAGCAAGGACTTGTAAATGGCATATGAAGATTTGATTGCGGGTAAGGGATGGACAAATCTGCCGCCACCTCAATTTGGTGGTGGTCTTCTTGACGCGTCACCAGTAAACCGCTATCAGCAGATCATGTCTCAGATGCAACAGACTGAGCAAGTGCCGTCAGGATTGCTTGACGCTACTGGTGGATATAAACCTGAGATTTACAACATCACGCCAGCTCAGAATCAGGCAGTTAATAAATTTAACGCTGAATTAACTAAATTTGGTGGTGGTGGTAACGCTGGCGTTGCTGCACAGCAATCGGCAGCACAAGCGGCATTTGCTCAGATGACGCCAGGCGAAAAAGCCGCCATTGATGCCATGACAGTGCCAAATCTTGTCAACTTGATGATGCCATTGCCCATAAAAGTTTTAATGAATGTGCTTGGCATTGATGGGCCTGGCACTACCTCAAGCGGCGGTGTCAGCTCCACCAGCGGAAGTCCAATGTCAGGAATTGCAAGCAAGGGTACTGTTGGTCAAGTTGCCAATGCCACTACTACGGCACAGAATGCGGCAAACGCTGCTGCGGCGGCTGGCGTTGGAGGTACTAGCTCGTCACCTGGCTCTGTAGGCGGTGGATTGGCTGGCATGGGAAGTGGCGCGGCAGGAGTTGCCGCTACAGCAACCGCAACCACAGCAGGATCCGCAACTGGCGGCGCTGGCGGCGGTGGAGGCGGCGGTGGTTGCTGTTTCATCATGCTTGAGGCTCGCTATGGTGACGGCACTATGGACAGGGTTGTGCGCCGTTATCGTGATGAAAAAGTCACCGAAAGAAACAAGCGCGGCTATTACAAACTGGCTGAAGTCTTTATCCCACTGATGCGTAAATCAAAGTTATTTAGTTTCTTTGTGGTTAAGACATTCGCTGATCCAGCGGTGTGCTACGCCAAGTGGTATTACGGCGAAAATAAATGGGGTTGGATATTCAAGCCACTTGAAAAGTTTTGGATGTCATTGTTTGACACATTGGGAACAGATACAAAATTCATTCGTGAAAATGGCGAAACAGTTTAAGGGGTAAGAAATGAGCAAAGACAGCGGCGGCAGCCAAACAGCAACAACAAGCATTGATCCACAGATCAAAGAGCAGTACCTCAGAAATCTTGAGCAGGCAAAGAGCGTTGCTAGCGGCCTTGGAGTTCAGCAGTTTGCTGAATTTAATCCTCTGTATCAGCAGGGTGAAGAGCAACTTGTCAATCTTGGACTCAAGCCATTCACTGGTGCTGACATTCAAGAATTCATGAATCCCTATGAGCAGCAAGTCATCCAAGGCACATTGGGCGACATTGAGCAGTCACGCCAAATGGCTGCACTTCAAAATGCACAGCAGGCAGCAGCGGCAAAAGCGTTTGGTGGCTCACGCTACGGCGTACAGCAGTCGCTGACAGATCAGGCGGCATTGCAGCAGGCCGCCAAGACAGCGGCGCAGATGCGTCAAGCTGGCTATGCAACGGCCACACAAACTGCAATGAATGCTCGCAACTTAGGATTGCAAGGGGCGCAGACAGTCATGGGTGCTGGCAGTGCTAGACAGCAGCTTGAGCAGGCAAGACTTGATGCAGCTCGCAATATTGGCTTGCAAAAACTTGGCGTTGTTCAAAGCGCATTGAGTGGTCAGCCTGCCAATGTTGGCGGTACGACAAGTCAGCCAACATATCGAAACACAGGAGCTGGCGCTTTGGGTGGTGCGGCTGCCACTTACGCTCTTGGCTTTACAAATCCATACGCATTAGCTGGTGGCGCTTTGCTTGGTAGCGGAATACTCGGATGAACTACATAGACTACTTACTCAAACGCAATCAGGCAGGGCAGCCTAGCTTGCGTATGCCATCGCCTGATTATGGTGATGGACAAGGTATGCGTATGCCGTCCCCAGTTAATGTTGATGGTATTGGCATCAAGCCACCAGCGTCATTTGGTAATGTCTCAAGCGCATCAACGCCACAAATGAATCCAATGATGGCTATGTCTTTACTTCAGCAGGCACAGCCAAAGTCGCAAGAGATGCCAACAATGAACATTCCTGCTGGAAGTAATCTAAGCTATGAACAATTGTTGAAGATGTATGGTATTCAAGGATTACTTGGTTGAGGTAAACAATGACAACATTCGCAGAGTTATATAACGCAATACCTGGTGCTACTGGTTTTCAGCCATTAGCACCATCACCAGCGGCGTCCCCAATGAACTTTGGCGGCTTGCTCTTTGGCGGCATGGATGGTGGCCTCAATGAGTATCTAACAGACGCACAGCGCCAAGCGATGCAACGACAGGCGATGATGTCTGCGGCGGCTGCACTGTTGAAATCAAGCGGTAGAAGCACCACACCAATTTCCATTGGTCAAGCCCTCGGACAAGGCTTAGAGGCTGGCGCAGCAGGCTACCAGCAGGCGCAGCAGGGTGCTATTGCTCAGTTGATGACCAAGCAGAAGCTGGATGAGGCGAAACGCGAACAGGCATTGCAAAAATACATCATGAGCCGTATACCTGGTGCGGCTACAGGCGCAGCTCCTACAGCATCTTTGCTTTCACCTGATCAGCCTATAACTGGAATGCAGGCAGCGGCATTGCCTGTTTCACAATTTGGTCTTGGTCCAACGACACAACGTGATGCGTTAATTGGTAAGACAATGCCACAAGATATGGCGGTGCAAGAGTTGCCAGGCGTTACCACTACAGCCAAGGCAAGACCCGATATATTTTCAACATTGACGCCAGATCAATTGCTTTTGGCTGCACAGAGTCCAAAGACATTTCTTCCAAAGATATTTGAAGAGAGTCTAAAAACAGAAAGTTTTGCAACATTGTCACCAAGTGAGGCTGAAGCACTTGGGCTTGATCCTGCTGGAAAGTATCAGCAAAATGTGCGTACTGGTCAGGTTTCTACACTTCAAGCGGCAAAAGAAGAATTCAAGGTGGTGACAGGACTTGAGGCTGAAGCATTTGGTTTGCCTGGCTCCAGTAAATGGCAAGTCAATACAACAAGTAAGCAGGCCACATTAGTACCAGCAGCGCCAGGCGCATTTGGCGGTGGCGTACAAGGCAATGCTTACGATATTATTTTAGATGGCGTCAATAGTGGAAAGACAAATACAGTTCAGTATGCACTTGCGTTTCGCGCTTTGAGTATGCCTGTTCCAACTGAACAGGTTCAACCTGACGGATCACTTAAGACTGTATACACACAACCTATGCCATTGCCAGAATCAATTCCTAGACCTACATTTAAAGGAAATATTCCAGCGGTAACTAATCCAGTGACAATAGTACCTAGCACTGGTCAAGCTGCTCCAGCACCAGTTACTGCAAGAGCGCCAGCACCATCAGCAGCGCCTGTTGTTTCACCAACTGAGGGTGCTACGGCTGCTCCTCTGCCTGCTGGCGTTAAATCAACGCCCATGGCTCCAAGACCCGAAGAAATATCCAAATCACGAGAGTCTATTAATGCTGGCGTTGACTTTGTTGCCGCATTAAACAAAATGGAAAATATGGTTAGAGAGCAAGGAATGCAGATCGGCGGTATGGGTGAAAAGGGCGCTTCTCAATCTGCTATTTATGAAGACTTGCTCACAAAAGCAAGGCTTGCTGCTCAACTTGGCGTATTGAATAAAGAAGATTTGCCAAGACTGCAAGCTCAGTTGAGCGATCCAACTGCTTTGTCAACATATATCAGAGGACTTGGTGGTCCAGCTGCTTTCTATGCACAAATTGGTGAATTGAGAAGTAGGATTGTTGACGAAACCACAAGAAAGAATTTGCAGTTTGGTCAACCAATCATGCAACTGCCAAGCACATTCTCGGTTGCTGCTCCAATTCCAAGAACTACAACTGTTGCACCACCTCCAGTAATTAACGATATTTTGCTTAAATATCCAGCAAGGAAACCATAATGGCAGACCCAACAATTGATGATCTGTACAAGTCTTTGCAGGCCGCTGACGCTGCTGGTGACACCAAGGCGGCGCAAGCCTTGTCCGACTACATCAGATCTTTACAGATTCCAGCGCCAAGCGAAAAGCAGATAGAGATGACTACTGGCGCACCACTTGGTGTGCGAGCTGCTGTTGGCTCTGCCACCACCATGCAAGACAAACTTGCAACGCTCAAGCAGTATTTCCCTGACGCGCAACCATACGACAAAGAAAACTTCATCTATACCGATCCAAAGACTGGCCGGACAACATTGATGAATGAAAAGAATCCTGTATTCTTTGGCGTACCTTTGCCGACCATGGGCGATATAGCTGGCGCTATGCCTGAGATTGCAGAGTTTGTTGGCGCTGGTACTGGCGCTGCATTGACGGCTCCATTTGGTCCACCAGCAATGGTTGGAGGTGCTGGACTCGGTGGCGCCGCATTCAAAAAGCTGTACGAGATGGGTATGCAGTATGGCGGCCCATCTGTAGAGACTAGGGGCGGTGCAGAGCAGGCCACAGGCGTTACAAAAGATATGCTTTTGAATGCCATTGGTCAGCGCGGTGGTCAGTTAGTTGAAAAAGGTTTGCCATATCTGTTATCCCCAATTCAACAGCAATTGATGGGACTGCGCCAAGGTATACCGCAAGCAGCGGCCAGACTTGGCATTAAGTTGCCTGCCGGCGTTGCCACTCAAAGTCCTGCTGTTCAGCGTCTTGAGGCTGGCTTGGCACAAACGCCTGGCGGCGCTCAAGTCATTGCACCAAAGTACGAATTAATGCAAGAGCAGATGGGTACTGCCGCACGCAACATTGCTGAAGATATTTCACAAGTAGGCAAGACTCCAAGCGTTATACCTACGCCACCATTCACAGAAAAAGGTGGTCTTGGCGGTTTTATTAAACAAGGCGCTGAAGCTGCTGCAAAGAGATTTGCAGATAGACGCAATCAGATTGATGATGTTGTTGCCTATGCCGTTGGTCCAAGCAATAGATTTGCAGCAGGAAATACAGCTCAATTGGTCAACCAATTGAATGCGGAAATTGCTACAAGTCCAAGCACATTAAGCCCAATACTTAGCCCAGTCATTCAACGATCTTTGCGTATTGTTGATGATGCAAATGCAGGATTTGGTGGTGTGACATTTGATGCACTGCGCCGCATGAGAAGTGAAATTGGCAAAGAGATTGACAGGCCAGACATTAGCGGATTTTCAAACACCAAAGAATTAAAAAGACTTTATGCTGCATTGAGTGCTGATATTTCGCAGGCGGCTAAAGAATCAGGACCTATTGCACAACGTGCTTTGAAGTTGCATGATCGATATGTTAGGTTTAATCGTGAAGTCAATTTGCCTGCACTGCAAAAGATTGCAGATCAAAATCTTGATGTGAATGCGGCCAACTATGCGATGGCAGGCACTAAAGATGGCATGGGTAGACTCCAACTATTGGTGCGTAATTTCAAACCAGAAGAGCGAGACACGCTGGCGGCATCAGTGTGGCAGCAATTGGGTAATGCTAAAGCTGGAGTCAAAGAGGGCGCAGACGTTGGCGCTGAAAGTTTTGAATTTAGCGCAAGTACATTTTTAACAAACTGGAATGGCTTGAGTGACAGCGCCAAGCAAGTCCTGTTTGGCGGTGAGAGATACCGCAACATAATTCCCGCCATCAATGACTTAGTCAAGATCAGCACTGGTGCGCGTGAAGCTGGAAAGGCTGTCAATGTCTCAAATACTGGCGGCGCTCAGATGGTTACATCAGCCTTATTGGGTACTGGTGGATTGATCGGTGGTGGACTTGGCGGCGACATGACACAAGCATTGCTTGGTGGAGCTGGCGCTTTAGGTGGTCTTGTCTTATCAAGCAATTTGGCAGCAAGACTTCTAGAGAGTCCACGCTTTATCAGGTGGGTGTCAGACACCAGTCGAGCTGTTGTCAATAATCCAAATTCTCTGACAAGTCAGATCGCCAAGTTATCAGCCATTGCTACTGCTGATCCAGCAGCCAGCGATGCTATTGAGGCGTACTACAAACAGATTCAACCCATCGCACTTCAGATGCGTAGAGCGAGGTAAGAAATGGCAACTCAATTCACAGGCTTACTTGGCGACTTTCTTGGGTATATGCAAGACCCAAACAGGACGCAGGCTATGCAAGGCATTGGCGGTTTGCTTCAGTCTGGTCTGACATCAATAGATGAGTCACAAGAGAAGTTTCGTGAGCTGCAAAAACGCGCATTTGGCGATAGAAAAAATCCAATGAAAGTGACAGATCAGGCAGCGTTTGATCAGCTCACAGAGATGACTATGGCGGGTCCAATGGGCTTTGCGTCTGCTGGTGTAGTGAAATTGCCAGGCAAAAAAGTTTTGGGATATGACCCTCAAAAATTAGCAGAGAGATATCCAAAAGTTGCAGCTGGTGTTCCTGCTGTTGATCCTAAAACAGGTAAAGAATACATTGCAAAACAACTATCTGCTGAAGCTGAAGCAGTTCAGAAAGCACGCAATGCTGCACAAAAGGACATAGAAAAAGGAAATTACGAACCATTTTTTGACGTTTCACAACGTGCCTATGTTGATCCTACAAACTACCCATTACAAGGTAGAACATTGACTGATGTCGTTCCTGCTAAACAGCAGACAATAGACAAATACCAAGCAATTTACGATACACCACAAGCAAGAGCGAATTTATCTGGTGCATATGAAAAAGCAGTAAATGATCCGCTTGCACATAATTGGTACGCAATGAAGCAGTACGAGGATGAATTCGTTAAGCAATTTGGTCCAGAAAAAGGCCGTCAGTTATTTAAGGAACGATTTGCAGATGCAATGGCAGCTACTACTGGTGGAGCTGATCCCAAAGCAAATTTCTTGATGGGGCAATATGGAAATTTCTTGCGTCAAAAAGGTATTGCTCAACCATCTTCAGCAGTAGATTTTCCTCATCCAATAGGTGGAAGATTTGCAAGTGGGAATATGTCTTTGTACGATAAGCTGATAAATCAAGGTCAAGGCTTAACTGTACAAAATCCCAAAAGACATAATTTTTCTGCCAACTTTTTAGGATACAGAGACAGACCAACTATTGATGAGCAAATGAGCCAGCTATATCAAGGTGGACTACTTGCGCCATATCCAAATACTTATGGTTTGGCTGAAGGCGTACTAAATGATGTTGCAGCATCCAAAGGAATAATGCCTGTTAATTTACAAGATATTGCATGGATTGGAGCAAAGGGTGCTACTGGCAAACCAATGATTCAAAACATAAATGAAGCAGTTGAAAGAACCAGCAGAATCACTGGGCTAATGCCAGATGAAGTTATGAAGAAGATGCTTGCTGGAGAGATTCCAACTTATTGATGACATCAACAAGTCCGATGATGAGTTGGCACAATTCGAATGACTCATCATTTGATGGGTTTAATTCTATGATTTGCGCTTTTTCCAAAGCCATGTCTACATAATCTTTATCCATCATCTATCTCCAAACAGCGCAGCCACCAGCGGATCGCGCTTGATCTTCCACTTCTTTGCTCTTTCCTTTGCCATGCGAAAAGCATGATCGTCAAGGGACTCTTTGGCTCGCCAGCGTTTGAGCCTCTCTTGCGCCGTCAGAGGTTTAGGCTTGACGGCATCAGTGCCTATCCCATGCCGGTACACGGCCACCATCACATTGCCTGATCTGCGCCACTCTTGGATGTGGACAATGCCCTGCTTACGCAATTTGTTGATCAGTATCTGAGCTGATCTTTCGGTGCAGTACACCTTGGCGGCAACCTCTGGCGCCGTACAGCCGACACGCTGGAGCAGATCGATGATGCGTGGCAGCCTGACAGACTTCATTTATTCTTTTCTTTCTGAATACCTGCACTCAATTGCAACAGCATACGCATCCACTTCACACCGCCCAAGCGAACATATTCTGCATATTCGGATTGGGTCAGGCGCAGCGTGATGGCGCGTCCCAGCTCTGTCTTCTCTTTAACCATCAGTCAACCTCAAAATTTAAAAGTACCCAAACAAGGCAAAACAGCGTGACGATCACCGCGGCCATGCCGAACAGTGCGATTAAGAAAAAGATTATTGCGGTTTGCATAACTTGGCCTCACTTGGTGGTGTCCAACCAAAGCGGCGCCAAGTAGACTGCACATTGGTTGGTTTTTCGTACTTTAATTGCTTGGCGTAGGCACTTGGGAGCGTCACTTTTGTGCCTGCTGGTGGACGCCAGTCGTGCCTCATTTGCCTGCCGCCAGTAGTTCCATCTCCGCGTCTTTGAGGCGCTCTTGGATGCACTTCATTTCGTAGTCAAGCTGATCGATCTTTGCCTGCATACGCTCGCGGGTGAATCTCTCAGCGTGCGCCCATCCGATTACGGCGCCACAGTGGACTGATTTGCTGATGAGCTGCACCATCTCGGCGCGAGTCATCACGCCAATGGCAGTCTCTTTTGGGGGTGAGAGGCGCAGTACCTCGGCGTCTATTTCGTCTTGCATCTTTTTGCTCATGATGACCACCATGCTGAAAGTAAAAGGGCAAAGCCAACGCCGATGGCGATGGCGGCGAGGAAGTCAAGGGCAGAGTCGGCGCGGCGGTTTAAGTGCCGTCTTTCCTGCTCCATGTAAGGGTGCTGGGTGTGGTTCATTTCAAAGTCTCCTTTAATTAATGACAGAAGAATCATATCATCTATGACTAAGTCGTCAACAATTATTTAAAAATATTGTTGTAAACTCAGCATTGGCGGTTTTACTGCCAGTTGCCTTTGGGGGGTTAGCGCGAGTTAACCCCCTTTTTTTGCTTTAAACTTGACGCTTTCCACAAAACATGGTTAACATCTTACTCATGAAAACGATATCTCAAGAAGCACTATCCGCAATACGCCACAAGGTTGAATGCGCCGGCTACAGGATGAGCGATGTCTGCCGCGTTGCAGAGATCGATCAGGCGCAGGTATCTCGCTGGATGTCGGGGACCACAGAGCCATTGTATGGATCAGTAATGCGCTTGGATCAGGCCGCCGATGCGTTGGTATCAGCTCGCCTGATAGTGCTTAACAAAGCCATGGAGGACGCCGTCAAATGAGTACATTTAAGCCGCGAAGAATCCTCGGTATTGATGTTGGATTGTCGGGCGCCATAGCAATGATGCAGGGCGAGACTCTCACAGGCATTGTGGATATGCCCACAGTCACGCTGACACGCAATGGCGCAGCCAAGCGTCAGATCAGCATCCCCGAGCTGATCGCCATCATTGACGAGTTCAAGCCGGACGAGGCTTTTGTCGAAAAAGTGTTTGCAATGAGTGGCCAGGGGGTGACAAGCGTCTTCAGCTTTGGGCGCAGCCTTGGTGCGATTGAGGGAGTGATCGCCGCGAGATCCATCAAAGCCACTCTGATTACGCCACAGACATGGCAAAAGGCGATGGGCGTGACTGGTGGCAAGGACGGCGCCAGAGCGCGTGCCATGGAGCTGTTCCCATGGAATGTGGATTACTTCAAGCGTAAGAAAGATGATGGCCGAGCTGACGCTGCGCTCATTGCTTGCTGGGGGTTACGTCATGGATGACAAAGAAAGAAAAGTGCTGCGCGAGCATATCTTGTGGCTAAACGAGCGTCTGAACAGTTCACACAAAGCTGATCGCGACAAAACTGTATTCCTAAAACGACTGCTCGACCCCGAAGACCTCGGTCATGCAGTCACCGATGAGGTGCGAAGAATCGCATACCAACTGGTCCTAAACGATTTCCACTTAGAGAGAGATGAATGGCAACATCAAGACAACCCCTAAAACTCAGGCCGTCATCCGCATCGCGCTGGATCGCCTGTCCTGCCAGCGCCAGACTGTCAACGCTTGTGCCTTATCAGGAATCAGGTGAGGCCGCCAAGATCGGTACAGCCATTCACGCGCTGGCCGAGACTTGCTTTCAGCTCGACACCGACCCCATGAAGTTTGTCGGCCAAGTGGTGGAGGGCATCACCATGACTGAAGAGAATTGCTCATTTGCCTTGGAACACTTGCAGGCGATATGGGCGATTCAAGATGAGCTTGGTCACGTTAAGGTGGAGCAGCTCTTCAAGCTCTACCAAGAGCCAGCATTCAGCTTGCAAGGTACTGCCGATGTCGTTGGCATATCTAAAGACAAGTTGATCATTGCTGACCTTAAAACAGGCCGTGGTTATGTGGATGCTGACTCCGAGCAGATGAAGATATACGCGCTGGGTGCGCTAATGCACCACAGCCAAAAGCCCAAAGAAGTCGAGTTCCAAATAATCCAACCGCACCATGGTGAGAAACGCATACACCGCATGAGCGTGGACGAGCTGGGCGTTTGGGAGACAGAAGTGCTGCTGCCTGCCATCAATGACGCTGTGAGCGATGCACCGCGTTATGCGCCATCAGAGTCAGCCTGCCAGTGGTGTCCAGCCAAGCACATATGCTCTGCACAGAAAGAACAATTCGACATTGTGGCGGCGCAACCCGACATCACCATCATGTCCAAAGAGGACATCAAAGAGGTGATGCTGTCTCTCACACCGGCACAAATTACCGCCATCCTAGACAAAGCGCCACTGGTGGAGAAGTTCATTGAGGCCGTAAAGGATCACGCCACCAAGCAGATGGAAGCAGGCGCCGTACTACCAGGCTGGCAGCTCCAACCCAAACGCGCATCACGCAAATGGATTGACTCAACAACAGCGCGTCAGGCTCTTACTGACGCAGGACTTACAGATTCTCAGATATTTGAGACTGAACTAATTTCTCCTACGCAAGCAGAGAAACTGCTGCCAAAGGAAAACAGAGTTATCTTGGACGCATTGACGGCCAAGGTATCAACCGGACTCACGCTCGCAAAAGACCGCAGCTTGAGTCAATAATGCAAACCCAAACTTAGAAAGCAAAACGCAAAATGTTAAATTTATCCTCTGGTGGTGGTAATGGTAATTACATCAGGTTCAGCCCACAAGCAAACGCTTGGACTAACAGCCTCGGCGCTGAGATCCAGCTCAAGAAAATCGTGTTTGACATCGATGCGGTGCAGACAGGCTGGCTCCAACTTGGAGTCGGCATACGCGACTGGCAACCCGACTCAGAGTTGGGTAAGAAAGGCGCACAGCCTACACCTGACCACAAGCGCGGATTCATCGTGACCTTTTACAACAAAGAGATCGGGACTTGTGAGTGGTCATCAAGTGGCGTAGGTCCCAACATGGGACTGGAAAAGATGTACACCGAGTGCGCCGCACAACGTGCCGCCAATGCAGGCAAGTTGCCTGTGCTTGAGTACACCGGATCTAAGTTGGAGAAGATCGGCAAAGGCACAACCCGCATTCCCAACTTCACCATTGTGTCGTGGATTGATAAGCCTGCCGGTATGGGTCAGAGCGATGAGGAGTACACCGCGCAAGTGGCTGCGCCTCCAGCGCCAGCACCTAAACCTGTTGCTGCACCAGCTCCCGCGCCTGCGAAGTCAGCGATGGCGCAGGCCGTAGAAGATGATGAAATGTTTTAACTGGTAGTGTGTACGCGCCGAGGTGTAACAGCCTCGGCTTTTTTTTCCTCTAAAAAATACAACATGAAATATCTCTCACTATGCAGTGGTATTGAGGCGGCAACAGTAGCATGGCATCCCCTTGGTTGGGAAGCAGTAGCGTATTCGGAGATCGAAAGATTCCCATCAGAAGTGCTGGCACATCATTACCCATCAACGCCAAACCTTGGCGACATGACCAAATTTAAGGAGTGGAATCTTGGATCAAATGTCGATGTTCTCGTTGGAGGAACACCATGCCAGTCATTCTCAGTCGCAGGACTTAGAAAAGGATTGGATGACCCTCGTGGCAACCTCATGCTCACCTATCTTGCCATTGCTGACAAATATCGGCCCCGATGGTTGGTTTGGGAGAACGTCCCTGGCGTCCTGTCATCTAACTCAGGAAAAGATTTTGGAGTCTTCCTCGGGGCGTTGGGGGAACTCGGGTATGGGTTCGCATACCGCGTTCTTGACGCTCAGTATTTCGGAGTGGCCCAAAGACGCAAGCGTGTGTTCGTTGTCGGATACCTTGGAGACTGGCGAGCTGCCGCAGCGGTTCTTTTTGAGCGCCACAGCCTGCAAGGGCATCCTGCGCCGAGCAGAGAAAAGAGGGAAGGTGCTTCCGCAACAATTACAGCGCGCACTGGAATCAGTCGTAACAACCACGGAGAACTTGTAGGTTGGCCTGCTGATATTAGCAGCACATTGAATGCTTCATTTGGCTCAAAACTAGGACTAGAAAATCAACATATTAATGCTGATTGTCCAATGTTTGTACCAACAAAAGCATTTTATGAAAGCAGTCTTGCTCAGTACAAAGAGGCTGATGTTGGCGGGACTCTCAAAGCATCTGGTGGTGTTTTATCAGGCGGTAGTGAAACATTTTTGGCGCAACCCGCATACGGCATACCAGGCAATTGGATTGGCCGTAAACCTGAGAATGGTGGCAACGCCACAGAGCCAATGTATGACATTGCACCATGCCTAACCAAAGCAGATCAGCATGGTGTGGCGCAACCCATTGCATTCAGCGGTCAAATGTCAAACCCGCAAACAGATGTGGACATGACGCCAACCCTGCAAGCAAAGAACCCTATGGCGGTGGCAGTTGGAGTTGACACTTATAACGGCACAGAAACTGGTCAGGTGTCATGCACAATAACTGCTGATGTTGGCGGCCCAACGCATAGCGGGCCAAAGGTAATGCAATCGGTTGTTGCACCAACCCTTACTGCCGCCAACGATCCAAGCAGATCGCCTCAGTCATCCGAGGTGACGCAACAGGTGTATTCGGTATATCAATCATCCATGGCCGTCAGAAGACTCACGCCAAAGGAATGCGAGAGACTCCAGGGCTTTCCCGACAGCTACACCGACATCAAAAGCAAAAACAAACCTACACCTGATGGTCCTCGCTACAAAGCATTGGGCAACAGCATGGCCGTGCCTGTCATGGCGTGGATAGGGCAACGCATAGAACAAGTAGAGGCAATATGCAAGCAGAACAAATAGCCAAGAGCTTGGGCAACGCGAAAAGAGCCAACGGCCAATGGGTAGCAAGTTGCCCAGTGCCGAGTCACGGCAAAGGCAACGGCGACAAGAATCCAAGTCTCAGCGTACACATCGATGACAGTGGCAAGCCACTCTTCCACTGCCACAGCGGATGCACTCAGGAGTCAGTATTCCAAACCATCAGGGATATGCAGCTCTTACCCGAACTGGAAGAGCGCCCCGATCCACTCGCCAACATCAAGCCATTACCCAAAGTCGAATTCCAGCAGGAATGGCAGTATCAAGACGAGGACCGCGTCACAGTCTTTGTCAAGCACCGGCTGCGCGTAGGGGAGTCTGGAAAGACTTATAGGCTCTACAAGATAGACAGTGACGGCAAGCGACACCCGACATTGGGTGACGCAAGAATAGTCCCATACAAGTTACCCGAGCTGCTGGACGCGAAGACGGCGGGAAGAATAATTTATTTGGCCGAGGGCGAAAAGGCGGTGGACGCGCTGATGTCACTCGGCGTGGTGGCGACCACCGCGCACAGTGGCGCCGGCCATTGGCCAGAGGCCATCACCGAATACTTTGCTGGCGCCAACGTGGTGATCCTGCCCGACAACGATTTGAGTGGATGGTCATACGCACGCAAGGCAGCAGAGGCCATACTGCCCATCGCCAAGGCGGTCAAGGTGGTAGACCTCGGACTGCAAGAGCAAAAGGCAGACGCCTATGAATTCATTGAGGCAGGCGGCGGACGCGCAGAGCTGGCGGCGTTGGTCAAGGCAGCGCCAAGGATCACCAGTGTGGATGATGTAACGATACCCGAAAGACTACAGGCGATTCAACCGAATGCGCCAATTGATGTGCCGCAACCACAGGTAGAGGACATCGCCAAAGAGTTCGCGCCAGACCCGCCAAAGCAGGCAGACAAACCCAAACCCGCCAAGACCATCAAGATTGAATCTTGGGACAACATACAGGATGAGCCAGTCGAGTGGCTGATTGAGGGTGTCATCCCCAAAGGATCATTCACGGCGTTGTATGGACCGCCTGGTAGCTTCAAGTCATTCATAGCCTTAGACATTGCCGAGGCCATAGCCACAGGCAGATCATGGATGGGTAGACCAGTCAAGCAGACAGGCGCGGTGCTGTACTTGGCCGGTGAGGGCTTTGGCGGTATCGGCGCAAGGATCAAAGCCTGCAAGATGCACCACCAGACTGAGGATGGAGCGCCGATATATATCGTCAGACACCAGCTCAACCTTAGATCCAGTGCCGAGGACTTCAACGCGCTGATGATGGCTGTGGTCACGCTAGTGGAGCAGACAGGCATGGAGTTCAGCCTCGCCATTGTGGACACGCTCGCCAGAGCATTTGGCGGCGGTAACGAGAACAGCTCAGAAGACATGGGCGCATTCATCACGGCCATGGGTAAGGTGCAGGAATTCCTTAACTGCGCCTTGATGGTGCTGCATCACAGCGGCAAAGACGCCGCCAAAGGACTGCGCGGTCATTCCTCATTGCTTGGCGCGGTAGATACAGAGCTGGAGCTGCTGCGCTTTGATGAGCAGCTCAAAGGCGTGATCACCATCAGCAAGCAAAAGGATGGCGCCGACAACGAGCGATTTGGCTTTGAGATGGTGGAGGTAGAGATCAGGCCAGCAGGCTTGGCCTTAAGCGATCCAGTGGTCAGCTTGGCGGTGCAGTCATCCGATGACACGCATATTGAGCCATCCAAGGCCAGCAAAGGGAACTCTGGAAAAGGAAAAAATCAGCGACTTGAGATGCTTTGCTTAGAGAAGATGGTCAAAGAGCATGGAGTGCCAAAGTACATCGATGGTTTACAACGCCATGCGATCAGATTGGAGCAGTGGAGGCAGGAATTGTGGTCAAAGATGGGGTGTACCGACGAGGATAAAGGCACGTTCAAGACGGCATGGCATCGCGCAAAGCAGCGACTGATTGAGTCAGGTGAGGGTGCGATCAGGGATGATTTTGTATGGTTACAGTTTAAAAGCAGCGACTTTGAGGCTGGATAAACATACAGGTTACAAGTTACAAACGATATACAAATGTTACCAATTGACGCTTGCATGGTTACAGTTACAAATCGAGAGTCTAGAAGACTCGATGATATGTAACCCATGCACCATTTGAAACCGAGGAAACGAGATGGCAACAAAGAGAGCATCAAACAAGCATCCAGTAGTGGAGCATCCAAGTCCAAAGGCAGATCCTTGGACGATTCACGTTCAATCAAAACTGGTGGAGTTGGAGTCGGTCAAAGCCGCCAGCGATAGGAAATGGGGAGAAAATCGACTGACTACTTTAGTAAGCAGTGAGCTGAGAGAGAAATTTTGGCTACAGAGCAGCAGACTGCACCAAGCGATGGCGGCCAAAGATCAGTCGAAGTTCGATTCAAGCGTGGCGGGAATGATCCGAGCGTATGCCGCGTTGGATCAGTGGGCAATTGAAGAGGGATTGGAGCCAGCGTCAACCATACCGAGGATTGAGTGGGAAATGCAGAATGGTCAGACTATGGTCATTGTGCGAACAGTCAACGAGGCAGTAGCGATACAGACTCAGCGTCAGGACTTGGCGAATCATCACATTTGGTCAATGCAGGAGATGGAGGTCTTTATGTCGGACGAGGGTGTGCAGCATCTGATCAAGGCCAAGGCGCTTGTGCCTACAGCTCAAGTCACCAAATACAAGCACAAGCTCGGTGGCGCAACAGGCTTTGATGACTTTGTTGATGACCTCACTTTCAGCGACAATGACACTATGGACTACAAGTTCAACAGCAAACAAGCAGAGAGGTTCAGAGATGGCCAAATTTAAGCTCATAGCGGCACTTATTCGCGAAAAGGTACTGGACATCGTCCAGCGCATCAAAACAGCTTTAAAGAGGGGTTGAGCGATGCCAGGCACGCCAAAGCGCAGGAAAGATGTTGCTTTTCTCAATGAGATGCCAGAAGAGATGATCTTCAGCATGGTAGAGAGTGGCCGAAGCATTGCAGATATATGCATCGATCTGGGCATCAGTAAACGTGCGCTAGACGATTGGATTGATGAAAACGATCATGGTGCTATGATTACACGCGCGCGCACGCGTGCCGCCGATCTGATGGCTTGCGACACGATAAAGATCGCTGACGGCATGGAGGTTGACCATCCGCAGCGCGATGTCCAGCGCATCCGCACTCGCCAGTGGCTGGCCGAGAGGTGGGATCAGAAGACTTATGGCTTACAAAAGGCGCAGCAGATCAACATCAACGTGCAAGACCTACGCATGGCCGCGTTGCGCCATGTCGAGGTCATTGATGACTTATCCACAGAAAATGGCGCATGATGTACACATTGCCCTGTGGACAACCCCAATCTGCCTGTTTATTAAGCGAAACAGGCCGAGTTATCCACAATATAGTTAACATAATAGTCATTGTATTAAACCGATTATGTAAGGCTCATGTAAGAAAGCATATAGATCAATGACTTACAGACGTATCGACCTGTGGATAACTTTTCGGCTGTTTACTGGCCGCCGGCGGCTGGCCGTGGCTGCCGTGGCCGCGCCGAGCCCCCCCTTGCTCGCGGCGGCGGGGGCGGCTGATGCAGCACCTAAACACATATCGCCATGAGCAACCCCACCCCCCTACCCCCCACCGCGCAAAAGCGCCCCCCGAAAAAAAATTCGAATGA